TTTCTCCATTATATAAATAAGATTGTTGACCACGATACTACGAATATCTGCCAACTCTATTGCTTAATCTAAACATAAGGAGCAACAGCTATGCTTATTTATTACGTTTATGCTTATATCTAGAAAAAAACGTAAATTATAAACTATCATTTTCCTTCATCTTTTTCATAAACAAATTATACAAGGTCTTTTCACGTTTATATGCTTCTTGTTCCCATGGAAGATCCCAATAGTTAATATCTTCAGACATATACTTTTGACCTTTCCATTTAGTCATTCTGGCAGGTCTTGAAAGGTCTTTCAACTCTCCTTTGGCATATTGTTTTACATGAACAAATTCATGTGCTAAAGCCAATAGGGTATCTTTTTTGGATAATGATCTATCTATTGTTACTACGAAAGATCTACAGTTTTCTTCAAGCATATCACAATATGCATAATCATCATCCATATCTTCATGCTTATCAAATTCTATGAAAACGTATACGTTCTCAGAAAGTCTTTTTCCTAATAAATATTCTCCAAAAAATATTGCCGCTTTTTTTACCAAAAATCTAGGAGTTTTCACAGATTTACCCTTGATATCTATGAACATCTAGGTTTCTCCTGTTGGAATGATCCAATACTATTTATACTGGAAGACGGCTACCACCCTTACTTTTCAAAAGATTTGATATTTCTGCCTCATTTTTAATCTTGGCACTCAAAACTGGATCTTTTTTAATTAAAAGGGCAACAGATTCAATTTCATACCCATGCCTTTCTGAAAATAAAATTACAGCTTCCATGTAATTGATATTTTTAGAAGATTTGATTTTTTCAATTTCTTTGGCAAATGTGTCTATCATTTCAATTTCTCTTTAATCTCTTTCACACGGTCTTTAAGATATTTTTCTACTATCTTTTTGACCTCTTCATCCTCTTGTAAAGGTATAGCATTATTTAATTCATATTGCAAGTAAGTCATCAGATTCCATTCATTGGAATAACTGAAGTTTGATTTATTAGTCTTTGCCATATCTTTTGCTCCATAGCCAACCATTAAATTTTGTGGTCTTATGTGCTATGAAGTTCATGAACGGACTGTGCCAGAACCAATGAGTGTATTTTCCTCTCATGACATACTCCTTTAGTTTACAGTGATGATAGTATCATTGCGATATTTCTTCACAATATTATATAGTGTTGCTGCATTACTTGGTGAAATTCTTGTGCAACCATGTGAAACAGGACGGCCAAGATTTGAAATAGAATTGGTTCCATGAATTGCAATGTTACCATTGAAGAAAATAGAATATGGCATTGGTGCATTTTCATATAATCTTGAATAGTGCATTGTTTCCATTGATTGGACATAAAAAGTTCCTGAAGGAGTTGAATGTCCTTTTTTACCTGTTGAAACTTTCCATTTATAAATTGGTTCATTATCAATAAACACTTCCATAATTTGACGGCGCTTATCAATATCAATTTGAACACCAGCGAATGATGGAGTTGTAAAAAGAAATATTAATAAGATTAAAAGTTTTTTCATAGTTTCTCCAATTTAATTTTGGCGATTCCGGCAGGGTACGATCCTGCAACCTATCGCTTAGAAGGCGATTGTTCTATCCAGTTGAACTACGGAACCGATTCAATATATATTCTATTATGTATTTCTCTATGACAGTTTGCACATACACACATACATTTATCAAGTTCTTTTTTGGTTCTTTCGAAAGACCATTTTTTCATAGTAGACCAATCTGCTTCTTTTTCAGAAGGATTTTTATGATGAAATTCTAACGCACCATAAAAATGATCATAACCACAAATTTCACACTTACCACCTTTATATTCTATCGCCTCAATTTTTCTTTTTTGAGTAATCGTAACTCTTTCTTTATTTTCACACTTTTTACATTTATTACGTTTTTTGGATTTGTCTTTTCTATTGAATGTATTATCTTCTGTTAATTCAATATTACAATCAATACAATTTGTCATAATAATCCCTGTATTAATGGCTGGATTGGTAGGATTCGAACCTACGACCAAGTGATTAACAGTCACCTGCGCTACCGCTGCGCCACAATCCAAAATAAGTTGCCGCATTCTGTTTCTAGGCTGCGGCTGGCCCAATGAATTATGCTGCTAGAGCAAACTCAAATGGTGCAAAGTTATCGTTAGCACCTATACTTGCCTTTGGTCTCCTCATAGCCTTAATGTAGATAATCGAACCTATACACCCCCATCATAAACTGACATATGGATTCATTTTTTTCATAACACTTTTTAATCTACCACGAACCCAGTTTTCAGGATAATCTTCTAATGAAAATTGACCTTCGGATTTTATCAGTTTATGGTGGAGGTGGGGGGATTTGCACCCCCGTCTTACCAACCTATATGCTACGTCTCAACGACCTTGGCAACTCTATTTAGCATAAAGAAAATTAATTACAACCCTAACATCTGAATTTTTTGGACATGATGAAGCATGAAAATAATCAGAGTCAAAGTATAAACAACTTCCTTTCTTTGGACTTATTCTTCTATTCAACGTTAAATCATCAAAATTGGTTCCTCTTTTTTCATTGAATAAAAAAGTATCACCATCTGATTGATTTACATAATATAATAAAGATTCTCCTGGAATTGAGTTTGAATCTGTGTGTGGATAATTATAACAGTCATCTGGATATAATTCATTTTTTGTTAATAAGTTTGCTTTCACACGTAAAAGTTTACTTGGATGATCTTTACCTGTGTGTTTTTTTAAAAGAAATGAAAACGGTTCTACTAAGTGAAACAAGTTAGATTTTATACAGTCATTAGAAAAAAATATATGAGTGAACTGAATTGAATCAACTGTTTTCTTATCCTTTAAAAAAGATTCATATTGGAGACTCTTATCAACAACACATTTATTTAAATACCAAGGAAAGTCATGACTCAATAAAATATTTTCTATTTTATTGACGTTAATTGTTGGTATAAGATCATCAATTATTTCTGTCATTATCTATACTCATCTATTACTTCTTCATCTGGTAATATACTACCAGTTGCATGGGTTTGATGTTGAGTCCCGTAAAACACATTCAGAATATTTAAGCTGAGAACAGCCACAAAAGGATAACACCATTAGAACTAGGAAAATCTTTTTCATAAATCATGTTTCTCCCAAGAAGAAAAATCTGCTTTTAAATCTTCAACACTTTCAGCAACAAGAAATCCAGCATGATATGCAATTGGATTATTTTCATTCAATCCAGAATGACGAACAAATGCCATCATAGTAGAATACATGGCAAAGAATTTTGGTTCAGTGCCTGTTTTCTCTTTAATGAGATCAATCATTTCCTGAGTTTCTTTATTATCAGGATGACCAATCACACACCACTTATCTTTACTCATTTTTCAACTCCCACAATTTCATTCGCTTCATCATACGAATGAGTGTAGCGAATAATAGTTTCATATGCTTTCTTTAACTTTTTTTGTGTTTTAATGTCTTCTAAACTACGATGAAGTGGATTTTCAATACTTTTAAGACGGTTTAATTCCATCTTCACAAGCTTCCAATCTTCAATGAGAATCTGTTTAAAAAGTTGATCACAGAACTCAGTATCAATTTCAATCTTCATTTGAAACCTCTGCGTGTTTCTTTTCAGGATTAAGTTCATGTTTTTCTTTTTCAAAAATAGGCATGGAAAACCATTCATCAGAACCTTCACGTTGAAATTGAAAATCCTGCATTGGAACCATAACCATTTCTTTTGTTTGTGGATGTACAATCATCTTACCAAACATAACTACACGCATATCAACAATTGGTTTCTTTGTTGCTAAACCACCTGTAGAGACACCAGAAGAAGCTTTTACCAAGTTTTTAAGTAGAAGATCATCACTCATACTTTTTTACCTCTTACCTTCTCCAATAAATTATATAAAAATTCAATTGAAGAATCATTAAAAGTTACATCATGAATTACACCAACAACACAATATTCATCTGCCGCCGTTGCACTACCGCTCTTTGGTTTATTATATTCAACAGTCACAGCACGACGATCATTTGAAAGTAAAACTTCTTGCGTCTTTCCTGTAGTTGTTTCACCCGCATATAGAGTTGCAAGTTTATTGTCTTCAATATACTGCATGAATTCTTTATTAGGATAACATTTATATTCTGGTTTATCTGCCGCCGAAGCAATTGCATTACCAAGAAAGTAACCAATAACAATTGCAGCAAGATTAATAAACAACATTTTATACATTCTAATACTCCTCTAAGTCCATTACGGAAGTTGTTTTCAAACAAACATAATGCATTTTGTTTTCCTTTGGATCATAATGATATGTAGCACGTAATGGAATGCCACCAGAGTCTCTACATACATAATCAAATCTTTGTTTAATTTCTTCTTCTTTGTATGCTGCATATCCTGTTAATGCAAGAAGTAACAAAGATGATGCAATAATTAAATTAGCTGCTTTTTCCATTATATTACCCTCAGTAGTATGGTATTTTCATTAGACCTTGTTTGTAATGGAGCATGGTTTTTGAGTTCTTGATCAATTTTCCTAAGAACAATTTTTCCACCTTCCAATACTTTTTTAACCCATTCTTCTGGTTTACGACCAGTTCTTAAAGTAAATGAAGTTTTCTCATCATATTTAATGATTGAGGTTCCTTTTACATCAAGACCTCCTCTATCAAGTGCACGAAACACTGATAATGTTTTATATTTTGTGGAGAAGAACCAAAGTTCTTGTGCTCCAATTATTTTATCAGGAGGTATAGATGCAATTTTAAATGTAGCATCTTCTTTTTGATACTTGAAAGACTTTAGTTTCTTCTCTACCGATTGAACTCTTGGTTTACGTGGTGCTTTTGTTTTCTTTGTATTTGAAGAAAACCTTTTAGCATCATCAATCATATTTTTATAAAATAAAACTATATCTTTTAATTGTTTCTTTGTTAAATGTGAATAGCCTTCTTTTAGTTGCTGATCATCTTTATTAACACCAACACAAACTAATTCATCCATAACAGGTTGAAGTTTTTCAATAATACGACCAACATATACAGGATTAATATTATTTTCTGTAAGCCAATCATAAAACGAAAAATTCGTATTTGCTTCCAGATGGTCATCAATCAATCCTTCAACTTCACCAATAATGTCATGTGTCTTTTCACGCATACGATCTTGTATTGATACCTTTGGAGTATCATCATCTTCTTTTATTGATGATGCTTTAGATAAAGCTTCTCTAATTTTTTGATCCATATATCCGCTAGTGTCAACAGGAAGTCTGCAACCCCTTGAAATAAGTCGTGCAATCCAAGCAACAGTCGTAGGAAACCATATATCAGCAACCCCTTTAAGTGTTTTAGCATCTTCTAATCTTCCTTTATTTTTTAAATATTCAGTTAGGTATTCACGTGCATCATTCATATCACACATATAACCATACCAAGTCAATGCACGTGAATACTCTACCTGAGTTAAAGGTTTAGTGAATATAGGTTCGTCGCCCAAATATTTCTTATTCACCAAATATTGTTCAGACTTTGTTGTGCGAACAATTTTAGGTTTACGTTGAATAGTTGAGCGACGTGCCATTATAACTCCTTATGCTGCGTCAGCATACTCTAGTGCTAATTCAAGAGCTTTAGTCTTTAGGTTCTTGTTCTGACCATACCAAGCACTTGCAAGACGACTATCATCTGAACGTCCAATGATATGATCTGTCATGAAAGTAACTGCATTGAATGGTTGCCACCAAGAACCAGTAGCATACTCTACTCCTGGCTGTGTGTCAAGTACATTTATTGCCATTGAAGCATTTTTAGAAAGTTTCTTAACACCTTCTTCAACTTCTTTGGTTGTATTGAGTGGAAAGATGCGCTCAAAATATTCTACGATGCTTTCTTTCTTAGCTTGTTTAGAACCAAGATATTGTGCCATCTCTTTATACTTAGCAAGTTTGTCAGTAGCAATACCAAGCATATCCTTTACATTTGAAGCATCAAATGCTTGACGATGTGAGATACGAACCATACGTTCAACAGCAGAAGAAAGAGATAACGTAAGAGTATTATTACACACAACACGAATTGGTGTAAACCTTACGTCTGTTGAGAAACCATACTTGTGATAGTTTGTGAACAAAAGATAAGAATCAATAACATCACCTTTGAATAGTTCAAATGATTCATTGATCTTAGCCAAACCCCAAACAATAGTTCCACCTTTTAGTGATCCTGCGGTATTCATTTGCATATCACCAGCCATTACGAATTCATTAAAGAATTCAAAGGCTTCTTCGTTCTGAACAGGATTCCAATCGTTCGAAACAACGTCAAGAACCTTGTTATCAGATTCACGAACAAGAGCAGAATGTCCAACGTCTACATTCTTACCTGCAATAGTTGCATATGCAGGAACTTTAGTAACAGTCCAATCAAGACCAGCAGCTTCAAGCATTTGTGCTGGTGTAAGATCAGCAGGAACTACCTTGCCCAAACCATGCCATGGAACATCACCAGCATAAGCCATCTGAGCAACACCGTTTACGAATTCAATTTCATGTGCCATTTTCTTCACTCCATCCAAAATTTCACTATGGATGCATTATATAACAAAATATTTTCCTGTCAACTCTTTTTTATAAAAAAATTAAGCTGACCGACAATTTTTTGATAGTGAGTGTAAAGAATGTTGACATTTAAACCCTTCTATCCACTCACGCTGTCTATAGTGTTCATTTTGAACTTGCTTCTCATCTGATTGATCTACATCAAGATAATTATATGGACAGTCTTTAATAGATCCACCATTTGAATAGTGTTCCTGACCTTCCACAAAAAACTGATTAGTATATTGCCAATCATTCATTTGTTTATTCCTCTACAGGTTCATCCAACTTTTTCTTACGATCAACACCAACAAAGTTTTCTGGATGTTTTAAAATTTCAGCCAGAAAATGAACAAATTCTTTTAGATCATCTTTATTATAATTTGCGGCAATTCTTTCTTCTCTGAGATATGCTGAAATCAAACAATAGGCTTCATTGGCAGCACCATAATTTAGTTTATCTCCTACTAACATATTTTTACTCCTTAAAAAAATATCTATTCAGTTCAGATATTATATAAGCTAATACAACACCAACTGCACCGCCAAGTAATGCTGTAAATAACATTTGAATTTCTATTGGACAACTATCATCAAAAACTAAAGTTGGTATTGATTCTTCAAATGCGGCAAATAAACTAGATTCTAAAACCATATATATGTCCTTTTTTAGATAATCTAATATTTATTGCGCCGCACAATGAATATTATTTTACATCAAACTGATAATAATTATCCACAAGTTTTTGAATTGTTGGATCTATTTTATCATAATACTCCTTATCACATATACCACACATCATATCTATATATTTCTTTTCTGGAAGAAATTTTTTACACAAATCAAGATAATCATATCTTGTCACTGGTTCATCTACTGGTGTATTTTTAATAAAATATTTATTTTTTGGCCCAGGATATGGTTTTCTTTTTGGAGGTTTATTTAAAACTTCTTCTTTCTTTTTAGGTTTAAATTCAATAATATTTGACATGATTTCACCATATTAAATAGCATAAAGTCCAACAGCGCACCCAAGCACAAATGGAATAGTTGATGTTATTGTCATAATTAATAATGTATTATATAAACTTTGTAATGAAGTCTCATCTTCATTTTCATCTGTGGCAAAATAATATATAATTGATTCAAGCAATACACTCACAATTATACATCCAATTATAATAAAAGATAACTTCATCATTTATACTCCATTAAAGGTTTTCCAACCAAATTGATGTTTTGTCTTAATAATTTAATAAAAACAAAAGCATCTTTTGTAGTCACGAATTTCTGTCTTTTTTCAACCATAAACCCATCTTCATTTTTAATAGAGTATGTCACTCTAATTGATTTAGAATAGCTCATGGTTGCCTCCATTTTTTTTAGCCAAACATATATTATATATCATTTTTATAATCATGTCAAATTAATATTCTCCAGGTTTACTCTCCACATTCGAAC